TGTTGGTGGCGATTCAAAGGTAATCGTGGAGGGAGAAGGTGATCTTGTTTACAAAGGTAATGTTGATCTACGTGTCGACGGTGATTTCAATGTTTCTGTTGGCGGTAACTATAACCTTAATGTCGCAGGCGATAAAGTCGAAGATATCAAAGGAAGACATACCAAGACAGTAAACATGGATCAAAACTATGTGATACGCGGAACACGAGGTTGTCAGACTATCGGTCTGAGTACCGACACCGTGTTGGGGGATCGGTATGTCGTTACCAAAGGCAACAACAATATGCTCACCGAAGCATCCACTGAAATTTTGACCGGTCAAGATTTGATTACTACTGCGGTTAATGAGTGGGTGTCAGCTGCATCAACAACCAATCTCGCGGCAAGATCTCTTTCTGCGATTGGACAGAAGGGTACGTTTGGTGGCCCCAACCACGATTACTATGGTAACACGTATGGTGGTAAGCCGGGCGAGAATACAAATCTATCCACATTCTATGGTGTGTTTGTGGGACGTGCGACCGAAGCAATTCATGCAGACTATGCAATGAAAGCGACAGAGGCAAAGTTTGCAGAAGGTGCTGCAAAAGCACTCAAAGCCGCTGCAGCGCCTAAACCCGTCACACTTCCACCCGCAATACCCGAAGAAGGCATTATGCCTTACAATCCACTTGAACCTGCTGCACCATTACCTACGGCAGATATTACAGAACTCTTGTTATCAACATCAAAGTATGGTATACGACAAGTGGGGGTTGATCCTGAACTTGAAGACAAGATTCGTCGATCCGATGAATACAAAGATCTATTCAGTCATGATCCATCTATTCATGAAATTCGGTCTAAGTTAAGAGATCCGGCACATCTCAACAACGGAGAGTTTACGAGTTATCTTGTAAGTGAAGGTAAACTGAACTCGACGTTCAAATCAAATCTACCCACTAATATCGGTAGAAGTGCCGCGAAAAAAGGAACATTAAGATTTGGTACGGAACTGATTGGCAACAACCCTGCTGACAATCGCAGTAAACGATTCAAGGTGAATAGAACATGAAGATATTAATTGATCCTCAGTACAAACCTTCTGGTGAAATTACCTCTGCGACTAAGTTAGCGAGTGGAATTACGTGTGCCAAATTTCTGGGTGGTATTGGAAGTCGAACTCAGTTTAAGAAACTCTATAATGAATCGTTTGGTGGGCCTGTAGACCGACTACAGGTTGCACGTAATCTGGTGTTACATGCAAAGGCAATGAATACAGTGTTGACTAGTCAAGAATTTGAACAACACCGACTGATTGTGTCTGATGGCATCTACGAACCATTCTACGATTTGCCTCGTGACATCAAGGAGACTGCTGGTGGTTTCAATGCAGAACGTCGATTTGGACGTGGTATTGGTTATCAATTAATCGATCGTAATGGCAAAAGTGATCCAAGTAAAACATACGAACTCGCAGTATACTGGAAAGATTACATCGACTACAACGAGTTGGAACTTGCATACGACACATTTGATCCTAGTGGTGATCTCGTTGCATCAATTCTATTGACCATGCCAGAGGTTCCTGAATCATTTGATGTGCAATTCAACTATGGTTTGAAAACAACTTACAATGGTACGTTACAGGCAAAAAATGAGTTGTTAGAGATCCTACCGGATTGATATAAATAAAAAGAAAAGGTTTCATTGATGGCAAAGGTTTTTTCCAGAGACGACGGCAATCTGAGTCAGAGTAGACGTGTAACACGTACTCGACTGTACTCCGACATTGACCTAAGTTTAGATGCGAGAATTGCGCCCCTTTATTCTGAAGGGGATGGTGATATTCTACGCAAGACCGATGCTGCGTCAGTGAAACAGGCAGTAAAGAATTTGTTGTTGACAAATCGTTTTGAGAAACCCTACGATCCAAACTTTGGGGGTGATCTGAATGATCTGTTGTTTGAGTTAGCAGATCCATCTACTGGTGATGAGATTGCAGATCGTGTTGTTGATGCGATTGAAACCTACGAACCAAGAGCAAAGATTTTGGATTTAAAGGTAGTCGCAACACCCGACTATAATTCTGTGTCTGTTGTATTAGAGTTTCGAATTGTAAACTCACAGATATCAGATACGTTACGAGTTAAAATTGCAGACACCGCTGCGGCGGTTACTGCGGTGCCGCCGGTAACACCACCGGTTGAACCAGATAACATTATATTATCAGAAGAAAGAGAAAGATTACTTACCCTAGATAATCTACTTCTGAGAATTGATGGTCTTGCAATCGTTGACGGTGCTATATTGACTGTACCAGACGAAAACCAACTCTTGACACAAGACGAAATTGTATTGGTAGTAAACCAATCATAAAGAGGATAAGAAATGGCAACCACTATCAAATCAACGGATTTAGACTTTAATCAGATTAAAAACAGTCTAAAACTATTTCTGGCACAGAAGGAAGAGTTTTCGGACTACAACTTCGAAGCGTCAGGAATGTCTAATCTGTTGGATGTGTTAGCATATAATACTCACTACAATGCACTTCTTGCGAACTTTGCTCTGAACGAATCCTATCTTTCAACTGCTCAACTTCGTTCATCTATGGTTGGACTTGCAAGTTCATTGGGTTATACTGTGGGTTCACGGATTGCATCGAAGGCGGTTCTTCGCATGTATCTTGATTATTCATCAACTGGTGAAACCGCTCGACCCGGCTCAGTCACTTTGCCGAAGGGAACATCATTCAACGCCACCGTAGACAGTAAGACCTATACATTCAAGACCAGAGACGTTTTGATTGCAAGAGACGATGGAAATGGTCTATACTATTTTGCACTCAACAATGATACGAACGTACCTGTTTATGAGGGATCTGCTCGAACCAAAACATTCATTGCTGGCCCTGCTAGTGAAAATGACTCGTATGTCATACCAGAAACGAAAATAGATCTTGACACGGTTGAAGTAAGAGTGTATAATAGCGTAACGTCTACTGCATATGATGCTTACACTAATCTTAACACAACCACTAATATCAGTGCTACATCAAGAATATTTGTAGTTAAAGAGACACCAAATGGATTCTATGAAGTAACATTCAGTAATGGATCACGCTTAGGTTTATCACCAGAATCCGGACAAAGAATAGAAGTATTATATGATGTGGTTGCTGGCCCAGATGCAAATGGTGCACGTACATTTACTACAAACACACAAGTAAATGGTAAGTCTTTAAATATCACAACGACGACGTTATCCTCTGGCGGTGCACTCAAAGAAGGAATAGAGTCTATTCGAAAGAATGCGCCTTATCAGTATGCCGCACAAAATAGAGCAGTGACAGCAGAAGATTACTCTGCACTGGTATTAAGAGAGTTTGGAAACAATGTCAGTGACGTGAAGACATGGGGCGGTCAAGATAACATTCCCCCTCGTTATGGTGTTGTATACATGTCATTAGTTTTCAATACAACAGATCCCTCAGTCATTCAGGACACAAAGGATAATATTAGAGACTTGTTTAAGGATCTTGCGGTCATATCGTTCGATGTTGATTTTATTGATCCTATCGAGACATATATCGAAGCACAGGTATTCTTTCAGTTCAATCCCAACTTAACTTCCGTGACACAATCTGTCATAGAAAACAGAGTATCGACATCTGTTCAGTCATTCTTTAACACCAATTTAGGTGACTTCGATCAGTCGTTCCGAAGATCTAATCTCTTAACAGAAATAGATGACGTAGATCCTTCGGTTCTGTCATCACGAGCAACAATCAAAATGCAGAACCGATTTGTGCCCGTAGTTGGATCAGGTAACTACACAGTCACATATCCAACGTCACTGGCAGCTGCAGATGATAAAGTTTATATCATTGAGAGTGATAACTTTAGATACAAGGGAGATATTTGTTATCTTCGAAATCGATTGAATAGTACGATTCTCGAAGTCTACAATGTATCAACCGGTCAATTGGCAGTGGATAACATTGGATCTTATGATCCGACTACTGGTGTATTAAATTTAGAAAACTTCACTATTAGTTTATTGGGTGGAGACTATGTGAAAATTACAGCATTGCCTGCAAACCAATCTACGATTACACCTCTACGAAATAATATTCTTCGTTACGATGCAGAAGAATCTAGTGCTAATGCTGTGTTGAGTGCATCACTATAAATAGGATAACAAAAGAGAGTAACTAATTCATGTCAAATAGTTTCATAACAACCGATACTAAGTCACTTTTTCTTGACCTTTATCGACAGGATATTGAAGGTGATGCAAACTATTATCTTGCATTGTCTGGTGCTGACTCATCATCGGCAGGTTTGTTTGGACAAAATCAGGCAAGAAATGAAATGAACTTTGTCAAGGTTATTAGTAACAAGTCGTTTGTTGTTCCAAACACAACATGGTCTTCTGGTCAGACATATAATGCATATGACGATAATGACCCCGACCAAACGTTATTCTATGTGGTAAATAGTTTAAATGAAGTTTTTGTTTGTATCGAATCCAAAAAGAATGATGAAGGTGTCGTACAACCTTCTACGCAAGAACCCACAGGCGCGATTGCTGTTGCATTCAACTCTAAGCAAAATACATTTTATACTTCAGACGGATACCTTTGGAGATACCTTTATAAACTGACCGGTCTTGCAATTAACAGTTTCAAAACAAATACTTATTTGCCGGTATCAAAAGTTCGAACAACAACATCGTCCATCGCAGAAATTTCTGAACAGTTTAATTTACAGAGCGGGGCAACTGCCGGCGAAATATTAAGTCTCGCAATCGATTCGGGTGGAACAGGTTACACATTTGCTCCAAGGATTACTGTCGTAGGTAATGGTACTGGAGCATCTTTTTCGTGTGAAATTGATGAAGGAAAGATTGTAAATGTCACCGTTGATTCAGACGGACTTGGTGGTATATCACACGGTTCTGGATATGACTATGCAAATGTCACATTGACCGGTGATGGTGGAGGCGTTCTTCGTGCGGTTTTTGGGCCCAAAGAAGGTATCAATGCAGACCCCGTTCGTAGTTTACGTTCTTCTCAGTTTATGGTTAACACTGAGATACAGAACAATGAAAATGGAACAATACCTCTTGCAGATCCGGTTAATGATTTTAAACAGGTCATGTTGTTACGCAATCCCACCAAATTTGGTACTGACTCAGATTTCATAGCAAACGCTGGAAATGCAATGAATTATTTCGAAGTCGTTTCCGCAACCGGAACATTTATTGCGGATGAAATTTTCGAAAATGGTGACGGTAATCAAGCAAAGGTTTATTGGCACGATAGAGTCACGTCACCTGAAAGATTATACTATGTGCAAAACCACACTACTGGATTTAACACATTTGGAGTAGGACAGACTCTAACAGGTACTACTGGAACACAGGCTGTGATCGGTTCTAATGGACTCAAGAATCCAGAAATTGACCGATATTCGGGTGATGTACTGTACATAAATAACCTTGAAACCGCAATTGACCGTACCTCAACTCAAACAGAAGACATTAAAATTGTCATTGATCTAGGACAAGAAGGGTAAAATATGGCAACTACATTCACATCCGCAACCTTACAAGGTACATACGATGATGATTTTGATCAGGATAAACATTTTCATCAAATCCTGTTCAACAGTGGACGTGCACTACAAGCACGTGAACTGACACAACTTCAGACACTCATCTATAAAGAGTTGGGACGACTTGGTCGTAACATCTTTAAGGAGGGTGCAGCTGTTTCATCGGGCGGTATGTCAATCAATTCATCTTATGAATATGTTAAGATTGCATCCACAAATGCAGGTGGGGGATTTGAGGATATACCTGTTGGTACAGTATTCCGTGACCCAAACACTCTAATTGAAGCACGTGTTCTTGAAGTCCGACCAAAAAATACTACGATTGGTTTTACTCGTGATACTCTTTATGTTCAATACATCGATGCGGGTGATCAGGTCATTGCGAACACTCCCGCCAGATTTGGTGATGATGTCACTCTTCTAGATCAATCGGGTGGTGGTTATGAACTGACAACCGAAAATGTAAATGCTTCGGGACGGGGCGTAAAAATAGATGTAGAAACCGGAGACTTCTTTGTCCTTGGTCGTTTTGTAAACGCATCCCGTCAGTCATTGATCCTCAACCCTTATGATCAATCATTCACCGGTGCAGTCGGATTTAAGGTTGTTCAAGAAGTTGTAACTGTCAATGACGATACTTCATTGTACGACAATACTGGGGGTGTAACTAATACCGCTTCGCCAGGCGCAGATCGATATCGAATCACACTGACTTTGGTTGACAAGGCGGACACTACTTCAGACGATACGTTCTTATTCCTTGCAAATATCGAAAACTCTACTATTGTTGAAAAGGTAGACGAGGACGACGCATACAACAAGATCAACAATCTTTTGGCGACTCGAACAAGTGAAGAGTCGGGTGATTATGTTGTTGATCCATTTATCATCAATTATCAAGATGATCCAGATGACGCAGATAAACTTGATTTGGTAGTATCTGCTGGTACTGCCTATGTCGGTGGTTATCGAGTTGAAAATCCATCACCTCTCAAATTATCTGTTCCAAAACCTCAATCAACAGATACTCAGGTAAACGATGTTGTTCCTATTAATTATGGAAACTATTTCCTTGTTGATTCGGGTCAGGGTACTTCTATTCTAGACCTTGGAGAAGTAACTCTAGGAACAGTCAGAACCAATCCCGAATCCGGTACACGAATCGGTACCGCTCGTATTCGTGCAGTAGAAAAGATCACAGGTATTGCTGGATTGTTGGATGGTGCAACTCACAAAGTATTTGTAACTGACGTAAAGGTTGATGCCGGACAGGATATTTCACAAGTTAGATCGATCGGTACATCGACTGATTATTATTCACTTCGTATCAATTCAAGTGAAACCAAAGCAAAACTCTATGAAACTCAAGGCAACTCATTGTTGTTCCCCACCACACGTCCTCGTGTTGCATCAATTGGATCTGATATTGTTCTGAGAGAACAACGATTTGTCAATGCGGGTTCGGTTAGTGCAGGTACCGTAAACATTGATGCAGAACTGGGTACAGGAGAAACATTTGTTGATCGTGAAGATTGGATTGTTTCATTGCCCGGAATCTCCTTTGTATCGTTTACTGGAACTGGGGGAGACATCAATGTCGACACTGCCTACAATGGTCAGACACTTAAAGTTCTTTACTATGTTCAGAAAACAGCAACTCTGAGATCTAAGACTCTTGTAGAGAATATCACAAACACTCTTGATCTAGTTGAGAGTGATGGTACCAAATATTACAAATTCCCTCAAGATCATGTTGATATCTTTGATGTTGATTCTGTACGTAATACAGATGCCTCTGGTATTAACATGATAAACGCTTTCACACTGGATGACGGTCAACGTGATAATTTCTATACACGAGGCAGACTCATTCTTGATACAAATGATAGCGCACCAAATCAGATCTATGTGAAGTACTCACGTCTTTCACATGGTTCTACAGGGGATTTCTTTGCTGCACCTTCTTACAATGGTCTGTCATATTCACAGATTCCAACTCACGTTACCGCAAATGGTGATGAAGTCAATCTATTCAATTTCGTTGACTTCCGTTCGACCAAACTAGAAAATGATGATAATGATGGTGGTACATTCAGTAGTACATATCTCAATGAATTACCTCGTGTGGGTGACGACATTACTGCGGATATAGAATACTATCTGCCACGTAATGACAAACTGTTGGTTACTCAAGACGGTGAAGTTCAGTTGTTGATGGGTCAACAGTCACAAACACCTCAGTTCAAACCAACTCCAGACAATGCGTTGGAGTTGTACAAGATTCAGATGAATCCAAATACGATCAACGAAAACGATCTATCGTTTACTCAGATTGATCATCCACACTACACCATGAAAGATATTGCAGAACTGGAAGCGAAGGTAGATCGACTCGAAGAGTATACTCGACTTTCGATTCTAGAACTTCAACAACGATTGTCTCCGTCGTATGATAGTGCAGGCAACGAACGTGTTGAAGTTGGTACTGTGGTCGATGATGCAACTGACCATAGTAGAACTGACACAGAGAACCCAGATCATTGTGCTTCTATTGATCCAGAGTCAGGTATCATTCGTCCTTGTGCGGTTGAAGGAAACATCAAACTCAAGTTTGATTCCGATACATCAACTGGCGTTATTCGAAAGGGTGATCAGGTCTATTTGACTTATGATGAAGAAGAATGGGCATATCAAGATCTTGCTTCTACATCTGTACAAGTGAATCCGTTCGGATCGACACAAAACATTGGTACACTCAAACTTTCTCCATCTTCAGATGAATGGAAAGAAAGTTATACTGCCGCAAATCGTGCAATCAAAGGACGTGACAAGTTGTCTGACAAACAGGCACAACTTTGGAATAACTGGCAGTGGAACTGGCAGGGACGTTCTTCCGACGATCAACAAAATGACACGCAGTACTGTGGAGACGCATACGCTAGATCGGGTGCATACTATAATGATAAGAGTGACAAATATTATAGTAGTTATTCAAATGCACAACGTTTTACTGGTGGTGTAAAACACGTATCTCGTGTGGTTGCATCTAACACACTTCGTGCACGATTCGGTAATCGTTACGTTGATTATGCTCTTGTTCCTTGGATGAGAAGTCGAAAGATCTACTTCAAGGCAACTGGTCTCAAACCTAACACTAAGTTTACACCATTCTTTGATGGTGTTGATGTTAGTGATTGGGTGAAAGAAGAGGCGTTTGTTCGTTGGTCGGAACGTGACGATGAGATCGGTAACCGTTATGGTAATCAGACACAACATCCCGATACGCCATCTGAACTTGTATCAGACGCAAACGGTGAGATTACCGGTTCGTTCTTTATTCCAAGTTCTCGATATGGATTACCAGAAATTCGTCGACGACTGAAGTATCTACAACAGGGTAAGACTGTCAACGGATTTACAGTTCGTCCTCGATTCCGTGCAGGTGTTCGTGAGTTTATGCTTTTGGATATCGACACTCCAGATTGGGAAGAAGCAGGTAGTAAGTGTTTCAACTACTATTCGAACTTAGGTTTTGCTTTACATTTCCTTCGTTGGAGAGGATTACGGTATCACTCCAGTACGGTTCCTTATTCTTATCTCAGTAGAAGAGCGCGTACATATACTTCGAAAGAAATCAAGGAACGATTGGATAACATCGCTTCTGGTAATATCAATCTAATTGATCCACAGAAATCTGGATTGTGGAGTGGTTCGACTACACCCTTAACTGGTGCAGATCTAAGTGTTATCTCATCAACAAACTCAATGTCGTCGGTTCTTTCTGATTACATTACGGTCAATAAGAATCAACAGGCATCAAGTACGGTTGCTCCTCAGAACACTTTAGAGAACCCACTTGCTCAGACATTCTATGTCGATAATCCATTTGGACTGACACTGACTAAGATTCAGTTATATTTCCGAACAAAAGACACTGGTAATTTGCCTGTGTCGATTGAAGTTCGTCCAGTTGTTGATGGAAAACCATCCGAAGACATCATCGTTCCAGACTCTCAGGTATTCCTGAATCCAAGTCAGGTAGATGCAATCGGTACTGATCCAGTGTTGTCTACTGTTCAGGGTCGACCCACGACATTCGAATTTGAAGAACCAATCTTCTTGCAACCAAACTGGCACTATGCAATTGTTGTCAAGTCTGCGTCGACTCAATACGAAATCTTCAGTGCGAAGACACAACAACCGGTGTTGGGTTCTACTGGTCGAACAGTAACTACACAACCAATCCCAGGCTCTCTGTTCTTACCACAGAATGGTACGACATGGCAAGAGTCAAAGGATCAGGATCTCATGTATCGTCTGGTTCGTGCGAAGTTTAATAACACAAATGGTAGTGTTGTTTTGCAGAATGCCGCACTTCCTAAGAAAGAACTTGATTACGACTATATCTACACGACAGAATCTACGGGTATTGTTGTTATCAAACAAGACAATCATGGATTGAAGACCGGTGATACAGTGACTCTTGAAGGTGCAACGGATGTTAATGGTATTACTGCTGCACAGTTAAATGCAACCCACACTATTACTGCTGCATCCGCTAATCGATATGGATTTACCATTTCAGGTGCGAGTGCGACTGCAACAGGCCGGGGTGGCAACTCTTCAGGTAATGGTGTCCGAGCAGACGAAAATCTGGTATTCCATGTTGCAAACCTACAGTTAGAACATGCGATTCCTCGTTCAACATCGGTTGATACATCTGCGAAGTTTACCACTGCACAATCAGTGAGTGGAAGTCAAATTGCTTATGTAAAAGACCCTCGATATCAGAGAATTACACCTGCTCAAAACATTGACTTTACATCACCTCGTGGAATCTTCCCGACAGCAGTCGAAACTGCACAACTAGGTGCAGGAGAGAAATCTCTGGTGGTTAAGGTAGATCTGAAATCTGGTAATGATTACGTTTCACCAATCATTGATTTGCAAAGAACGTCAATGATCACAGTCGGATATGCCATTGACGATCCAGTAGAGACACCAGATGTTTTGGCAGATGTTCCAGAAACATCACCTTATGGATGTACTGGTGCATCACGTCACATCACCAAACCGGTGGAGTTGATTGAACCCGCAGTGGGAATTGATGCACGAGTAGATGCAAATATACCAGAAAACGCAGAGGTTGATTTCTACTATCGAACTTGTGGTGCGGACGAAGATCTTTGGGTGCAACCTTGGGTTAAACAAGAACCCATCAAGACTCTTCCAAAGGTGAATGATGGTGTGACATTTAACAAACTGGAACATTTGCCTGGCGGTCAGGGTGGTACACTCAAACCATTCTATAAGGCACAAACTAAATATGTGATGAGAACAAAGGAACTACCGCCTGCTCTCCGATCAATTAGAACACGATATTTAGCAGTCTGAGGTAAGTATGTCTCGTTATGTACCTGTGGAAGGTCATCCAGATCTTGTACGTGATGTGGAAAGCGGTGCTATTCTTAATATGAATAGTGCCGCTATTCATCAAGCACGTGAAAAGAAAAAACTACGACAACAAAAACAACTCCAAGAAAGAGAAGACAGAGAACGTCTTGATTCTTTGGAGTCGGATATATCAGAAATAAAGGAGACATTGAAATTACTACTTCAAAAAACCCATAAATAGAAGAAACGTTTTTTGAGTACATAATTTAATGTCGTATCGTCCACTAAAAAATCTGTCAGCAGGTGAGTTGCAAGAACTCACATTGCTTGAAGAAGATTATCTCGCCTTTCAGGCGGGGGTGGCACTGGGTCAAATGGATTCCAGTGAGAGTTCGGCACTCACTCGTTTATCGGGTGGCAATCTGATCGGAAGTTATACTGACACCTCTTTTGCAGACGGTGAAGCAGATCCAATTACTGCGTCTTCTTCCATTTCAGTAACAATCAGTTCAGATCCTACTCAATCGACACATACGATATCCCTTGCAAGTGGTGGATTGCCTGAAACACTTTATGTCGACGATATCATTGAAATTAATGTCAGTGGTACTGCGACTAGTACAGGAAATGGTTTCGAAACAATTGGTTATTCTCTTGTCACGTCTGGTGATGCCACATTTACTTCGACTGTAACAGAAACACCAACTGCGACAATTGTAAATGACACCGAAGCAATTTGGCAAGACTTTGTCGACCCAACTTTGTCTGGTAGTTTTGATGCAACTATTCGATTGACTCTGACGGATGTGGGTGCACTTAACCTCACGTTTCAAGCAAACTCACTTGACAATCAGAACTCGACTAATACCGCAGTAGATACGCAAACATATTCGACGATCAACGTTGAACAGACACGTCCACCAAACACAATTGAGGTGGTCACAAATCTTTATCAAAACACTCCGGACAATGCTCCTATTCAAACATCGGGGTTGAATAAGAGAAACCCTGTCTATTGGAGAAGAAATTCTGGAAAGGGTGTTAAAGAGATGTCTGATGCAGAATTGGATATTCTGTGTACACGACTCATCGAAAAGATTGTTGCAAACGAACTGCCCGGATCATTCCGCCTATCAACCGACTCGCCGGGCCTTGAGTGGGAAGTTTTTCTCGAAGATATATTTCAAGATACTCGTGGCGGATTACCTGTCAACTCTTATTCTATTTGGATTAAGACAAGTGGGATTGCGCCATCTCAAGTAAATCCGGTATCCATTTTTAGACAGAACAACATCTTTGCTGGTCTTCGTGCCATGACCGATGCACAGATGCAGTTTACCTTTGGGGAACGTGTTAAAAAGATTATTGGGGAAGGTGGGGTTGGTTCATACCAATTGAGATCTTCTACAGAAGGTGCACCTACAGATGCAGGTACATGGGTGCCTCGTGGAACTGCGGTAGACACTCGAAGAACATTCTTTGATGATCCCGGCTACACGGGCCCTGCTGATTACGAATCTGATTATACGGGTAACTATACACCAGAATACCAATCAGAGTTCGTTAAAGAATATGCACAGGATTATACTGCTGAGTTTGTTGGAGAATATCAGGGTGAGTTTATTGCCATCTTTACGGGTGACTTTGAAGGTACATACGTTGGCGATTATGCAACAGAATACCTAGAACAATACCAAGCAGAATATGAAGCGATCTTCATTGATGACATTTATAGTGGTAACTTCCAACTCTTTTATACTGGAACCTATGTTGGTGCAAATGAAGAAGAGATTTATGCGTCTGATTACGAAGGTGCTGCGTTTACGGGTGACTATGGAAGTCCGTATACCGAAGAGACCTACACTGGTGATTATCTAAGCGATTATACTGCTGATTATTCAGGTGATTATCTCAGTGATTATTCTTCGACATACGATGGTGCCATATATTCCTCAACTTATGAGAGTGATTATACGGGAGATTATCCCGAAGATTATACGTCCATATATGCCAGTGACTACAGTGGCGACATTTATACTGGGGATTATGTAAGAGATTACACCGGAAATTATGTCACTGCATATGAATCGGAGTATGAGTCACTTTATATCGGGGATTATAGTCGTGATGATCCAGAACCTTATACCGGTGATTATACTGGTATTGTACCAGAAACCTACACCGGTGATTTTACTGGTATAGAAGAACAGATCTACGCTGGGGATTACGAAGGTGATTATGCTTCTGAATTTATCGGAAATTATGGAAGAGATGATCCTGAACCCTATACAGGTGACTATGAAGGCATTGCACAAGAAGCCTATTCTGGAGAATACAATCGTCTAGATCCTGAAGATTATTCGGGTGATTATGCCGGTATCGAACTTGAACTCTATATCGGTGATTATGGTCGTATCGATGATGAACCCTACCTTGGCGATTACACTGGTATAGAAGAACAGATCTACGCTGGGGATTACTCACGAATTGATTCTGAGGATTACACGGGTGAGTATGAAGGTGAATACATTGGTTTATATGAAGGTGAATATGGTCGTGATGATCCAGAACCTTACACTGGTAATTATGAAGGCGATTACGAAAGTCTCTACACTGGAGAATATACAGGTGTTCTCGAAGAGACCTATACAGGTGACTATGAAGGCATAAACCTCGAACCTTATGAAGGTCAATACACTGGTGTGTTAGAGGAACCATATACCGGTGAATATACAGGTGTCTACGAAGGACTTTATACCGGTGAATATACGGGTGTTCTCGAAGAATTCTATACGGGCGAGTATTCGGGTGTCAACGAAGAACCATACACTGGTGACTATGAAGGCATAAACCTCGAACCCTATGAGGGACAATATACGGGTGTGCTAGAAGAACCCTACACTGGTAACTATACTGGTGTTGATGAGGAAACTTACACGGGTGAATACGAAGGCACATTGGTCGAACCTTACACCGGTGAGTATTCTGGTACACTAGAAGAATTCTATACGGGTGAATATTCTGGTACGCTAGAAGAACCCTACACCGGCGAGTATACTGGTACGATAGAAGAACCCTATCTTGGTGACTACACTGGTGATGACCTTGAACCCTATGAAGGACAATACACCGGTGAACCCATTGAAGATTATCAAGGAAATTATACCGGCATAGAAGAAGAACTCTACACCGGAGAGTATTCTGGTGAACTTGCAGAACCTTATACGGGTGAGTATACTGGAATCTTATCAGAAGATTATACCGGAAACTACACCGGTGACGATCTCCAACTCTATGAAGGTCAGTACACAGGTACTCTAGAAGAACCCTATCAAGGCAATTACACTGGTGATGATACGGAACTTTATACCGGTGAATATACGGGTGTTCCCGTTGAACCTTATACTGGCAACTATACGGGTGTTGCTGAAGAAGTTTATACGGGTGAGTACGAAGGAGACGCAGAACAACTCTATGTGGGTGAATACACGGGTGTTCCTACCGAACCGTATACTGGAGATTATACTGGTGACGACGTTGAACCCTACACTGGCGAATATACGGGTGTTCTAGAACAATCTTATTCAGGTGATTATACTGGTATAGAAGAACAAGTATACACTGGAAACTATACGGGTGATGACGCACAGTTATATGTCGGTGAATACACTGGTGTCTTAGAACAACCTTATACTGGTCAGTATGAAGGTGACTATAACGCCATCTACGTCGGCAATTACGAAAGAACCGAAGACGAACTGTATATCGGGGACTACGGTCGTATTGATGATGAGGAGTATACCGGAAACTATACGGGTGTTGCTGTACAACCTTATACAGGGAATTACACCGGAGAAGATCTCCAATTATATGTTGGCGAATACACGGGTGTTCTAGAACAAACTTACATAGGCGAATACGAAGGTGACTATAACGCCATATATGAAGGTAATTACGAACGTATAGATCCCGAAGATTACACCGGAGACTATGGTCGTATAGATCCCGAAGATTACACTGGTAATTACACCGGCGAGGCGTTACAGACATACACTGGTAACTATACTGGCGACGACCTTCAACCTTATGAAGGTCAGTACACTGGTGTGGTTGAACAACCTTATCTTGGTCAGTACGAAGGCAATTATATTGGACAATATACCGGTGACTATGAGGGCAACTATGCGGGTCAATACACTGGTGATTATGGTCGAATAGATCCCGAAGATTATACCGGAAACTATACGGGTGAAGCAATTCAGAATTACACTGGTAATTACACCGGTGATGACGTTCAACCTTACACAGGCGAATACACGGGTGTAGTTGAACAACCTTATACTGGTGATTATGAAGGTGATTACAATGCCATTTATACAGGTGACTATGAACGTATAGATCCTGAAGATTACACTGGCGATTATGGTCGAATAGATCCCGAAGATTATACCGGAAACTATACTGGAGAGGCGTTACAAACATATACCGGTAACTATACTGGTGACGACTTACAACCATATGAAGGACAATATACTGGAGTTTTAGAACAACCTTACCTTGGACAATACGAAGGTAATTACGTTGGTCAATATACCGGTGACTATACTCGTATAGATCCTGAAGATTACACTGGCGATTATGGGCGAATCGATCCCGAAGATTACA